ACTGCACCTATCTCATCCGCCGCGAGGTGCTCGATAAGATCTTGTACCAAGATGGTACCGAAGATTATGAGTATGTCATCTTCTCACGCAACCTACGCAACCTTGGAATACAGCAGTATCTTGATAACCGAAAGATCTATGGCTATCTCACGCTGCGAGAGAACGTGGACGCGTGCAAGGAATGGATGGCTAAACTCAAGTGAAGGCCAAGCCAAGTGAGATAAAGAAGATGGCTGAACTGCTCGAGCAGGATGCAGAATCAAGCGAAGAGATGGCCAAGAAGGTTTGGGATCTGGTTGAGGAACTGACAGCCAAACGCACGGCCTACATGGCCGTAGCGGTCTATCCAAGCCTTAAAGTAGCCATTGCAGTGGGACCGTATAACACGGTCAACAACCTACGCAAAGATTATGCCAAGCACATAGGCAAGGTTGGCGACGATTGTTATGGTATTATTGCTGAGGTGCGCGATCCGTCATAACGCGCAGTAGAACGACAAAACCCCGCGTATTCCTGTCCGCGGGGTTTTGTCATTTACAGCTTGTGTAAGCCTTGATTATCCTTATAGTAACCGTAGCCAGTAGGCGTAAGTGTGAACGGTGTAGCGACTGAGTTAAGGTATGAGTATGGTGCCTTAGCATCGAGCTTGTAGAACGCCGGCAACGTCCAGTCTGGCGCAATAACATCGCGGCCATCACGAGCGGTGATCTTATACATAGCACCACGCACATGATCTGCCGGCTCAAGCAACCAATGGCGACCCTTGCTATCCGGATCTGAAAGGTTTACGATCTGAGGATCGACAAGCATCTCAATCACTTCATGGAATACGACAAGAGCTGTACCCTCTTGGTAGCGATCCTTTGAAATGACGATATTCTTAAAGGTAATGCCTTTGCGGAATTTGCCTAGCGGCGCGTTCTTGAATGATCCGGCCAAAATGTACGCAATAGGTTGACCATTCAGTACCTCGTGGTAACCGTAGGCTAGCACCGCAGGGTTAGGAAACTTATCCACGATGCAAACGTTCCACCCGTTAGGGCTACGCTTGGTAGCCGGGGCAACTACTGTCTCTTCTAGGTTCCACGCCTTTGTTACCTGCGTGGTAAATATGCCAAGGGCTGAGCAGATGGCCATGTAATCAGTCTGGTTGAGCTGCTGAGACTCATTAACGAACGTAAGTGTTTTCATTGCTACCTCTTCGGGTTGTCGGTTGTGTAAAAGCCACTGCCATTGAACTTTACCGGTGGTGAGCCAAAGATCCGGCGCATTGTCATGCCGCAACAGATCGGATCAGGACCAGTCTCAAACATAGATCGCTCAACAGTATTTTCTATATTGCATACTTCGCAACGGTAATCGTAATGCGCCATTATTCCTCACCCTTCTTTTTTCTCAACCATGGATCTGGCCCACCAAGCTCTTTGATCAAGCGGCGCATAGCGCCTTTGACCTTGCGCTCAGCAGAAGATTTAGATATACCAAGAGCGGTAGCCACGTCATCATAGGTCTGCTGCTCGTAATACTTTGCTTGCAAGATGATCTGATCATCCGGCTCGAGCTTATCCTTGGCCTTGCGTACATCAAAAACTGAAATGATGTAGTTGCCGCCCTCAGCCGGAGCACCACCGCCAGTGACACGCTCACCGGTTGGGTTGTGGGTAGGCACTACCTCACTCCAGATAAATGGCAGGATTTGCTCAAGTATCTCAGCTGAATAAAAAATCTCATCGCGTATCTCATAGCCTACCGCTTGCGCTTTAGCGCGGCGGCAATACTTATCCGCATGGCGCTGCAAAGTCTTGGCCAGAAGGTTAATGCCAGATTTGTAATCTTCAGAACCTTTATCGTGGTCAAGCCATTCTTTGACCTTCTCTTGCCGGCGCAAGACCCAGACAATACACTCCTGCTTAACGTCATCAATCTCAAAGTATGTGTTGTACTTCTTGTGGACTTGCCTTGCAACGGTATGGGCAATCTCTTGAGCTTCATCTAACCAAATCAATCTAGTTCCTCTAGGTCGTGTAGGTGCTGTTGCTTGACAGCAAAACAAGGAACGGGCATAGAAGTATCCCAATACTTTTCCTGCAAGCCTTCATGGCCCCATAACCAACCGATAATGACAGCTTGGTAATGGTCATCAATGGTGACAAGGAAATACTTACGGGTTGGATTATCATCCGGCTGAAACAATAACTTGCCATAGCTGTAGGCAGTTGATCGAACCTCATACTCACCCACGTCGCCATCTTTGCGATCAGCAAAGAGCGAAGTAGGAAACTTATCTAACCAACGCGCAACGGCAATTTCAGCAAGCACGCCAAGAATATCTCTGGCAATAGCTTCTGGCCATGTCTTAGCGGCAGTGGTGATCTTGCCGCCATTGGCACGATTAAAGTTGTAACGTTCAACCGCTTCGATAGTTGCATACGTTACATCGCCTACGCTTAGGCCGACCTTTACCATTGCCATACTTTGCCATCCACGGTAAAGGAACGGTTGATGATAGGCACAAGGTGTGGCGTAACGGTTTTACCATCCACATAAAGAATTGCAAAACCCTGCTGCCAAGTAAATAGGCCAGCTTTAATATAGCGAGCATGCTTGAGGTTCATCAGATGGCCAACCTCTAGGCCCCATACTGTCTTAGACTTACCGCCCCACGACTGTGTCCAGTGGGTTAATCCCATGCGGTGCGTATGTCCGCAGACGACACTTGCACCAGCCCGCTTTGCAAGTCCGAGAGCAGTAGATCCAGCAGTAGGCTGCACGTTGCCTTCGTCGCCGTGAACAAGTATCCAATTTGGTGCCAGCTCGTAGGGTTGCTTGTGATATTTAATTCCAAGATCGTCGAGTTTGAGGAACTTTTCAATCTCAAGTTCAGGCAAGCCAAGAAAACCCGGTGCTGAGTGTTTGATTTTATTGTAAAGCCGGTCACTGTGGTTTGACCTTGAGATATGCTTGATTTTAAGAGACTCAAGTAGGCGTACAGTAATGTCTCTGTGTTTGCCAATGTCGTAGTTCCACTCGCCGGGGCCGCCTTGTTCCCATCGGCTGATTTGCGGAAAGTCAATCTCATCGCCTACGCTCACCACCTCGTCTGGTTTGTACGCTTTAATAAATGCCGCTAGTGCGGTTGTCGCTCCCACATCATGGTAGGGGGCTTGAAGGTCTGAGACGACAACAATTGTTTTCATTCCGCGGGCCAGTTACCATCCAGTACCATCATTGCGATGGCGCTATAGTTCAACAAGTCTAAGAAACTATCTCTAAGAGATTCATTTTCTGGCGTAGCACCGCTGTCGATAAGGTGATTGATCCGTGCCATTTTGTCCCACATGCGCACTCGAAGGCCATTAAGTGGACCGCCCGGTGAGAGAGAAATGTTCTTTGGTCCATAGTCATGGTGTTTTTTGAGTAGGAGATTACCTGCCCCGTCGAACACTTCCCACATTGCGATTGTAAAATCGTTTGGCTCATTGATTACCTGTAGCTTCTCGGTCATTGGGTCTGCCTTTCGGTACGCTGCGTTGGCCTTTGTAAATATAGTTCTTTGTTTGCGGATCTATATCATAACAGACATATGTTGTAAAGTCCTCGAAATACTCATAAGGACTTTCTATCGTGTCAAGCACCCAAAACGCTAGCGATACTCGACCACCATCGTATGGTCCGCCTATAAATACTGGGTTATATCCTTCGCTCATTTGCTCTCCTGTATGAGATTGACGTTAAGTTTGCCGCCAGTAGCAGAGTAATACTTGGTAGCAATTTGTAGAGCTTTGGTGATGATCTTGCGAGCTTTTGCATGGTCATCGATAAGCGCGCCATTGGTAAGAGCAGACATTGCCCCAAGGGCAAAACGCTCTCCACTGCCAGCTACATAGAGGTTGTCAGTTGTGCGTTCCCATGAGTAGTCAGAGTCAATGCGATAGACCTTGCCCCGTACTACCACGATCCAGATGTTGTCATTCTCAACGCTTGCTTCTGGTTTGAGAACTTCATAGCCAGCCTCGATAAAGGTTCTACGCATGGCCGGAACAAGCTGCCTAGTAACATACTTGTCCATATCCTTGACTGTGATCTGAGGTGGAGTAAAGTCATGCTCAAGGATGTTGATGCCGCGCACTGCGCCGGCACCGGCAAAGACGATATTATTATTGCGAAAAATTTTTCCGTTAGGAATGGTAATAGAAAATCCATCCTCACTAGAGGACATGGTATCTGCGCCAAGAACAACCCAGTCTGGTCCCTCGATGGCAGCAATAGTTGTCACGAAATGTAACCCATCACTTGAGTGCCTAAAAACCATGTGTACATAGGTGGTATAGCTTCGACCAATTCGCCCCAGATCATCCAATCAATTCCCAT